CCGCAGATCCTGAGTTGACATAGAATACGGCTGCAAGCGATCCTGTTCCAGGCAGCACGTTATTGGGTACCGAGGAAGATGCATTCCATACCCAGAGACCATAAGCACCTCCGCTGCTACTGATTTTGACTGTAGCATCATTAAGTGTTTCCCACCCAGCTGGTCCAGCGGTGCCGGCTTCGGCTGCTGAATCTTGCTGTCCGAGAAGTCGAACATAAGTGAGGGGTGCGACGTTGGCGTTTAAAAAGGCTTTTGCCGCATACGTTCCATACATCGGAGACTGAAAGTTGCCATAACGAGAAATATCGCCACCAGCATTGCCAGGAACTGTGTCTCCAAACATTTCCACAAATTCGGAATATGACTCAACCTTAATGGGGGTCATTCCCAATCCTCGTTGGGAGCGGCCGATAACAACGGGGCCTATGGCTTCCGCGGCTTTGGGTATAAAGGAGTTATCAATTTCATTAATAAACACTCCAGGAGATACAAATTTAAAATTCTTGACTGACATTGGTGGTTCCTCTCTTTAAAAAATGGATTTAATTGGTATCACAATTATACTTTAAATAGTATTTTGGATGTCAAAACGCTGCAGCACAGCGAATAAATTCCAACTTTCACTTCAGGAACTGATAATGTAGAAGCCGTCGGGAGTTTTCCCGGCTAGCCCCTCTTGAGGAAAACTAATTTCAACGATGTTTTCCTCCGCTCTCACAATGGGGCGATCATCGTTCTCTCCCTCTCCAATTAAGTATCCCAATACTCGAAGAGTAACATCCGACGAAAAGAGTCTCAACTCTTCGTCTAAAGTAGCAACATTATTATTATGTGTAAACCCTTGCTCAATAAAAGCTTCGTAAGTATGCCCATTTCGCTTTAAAATAAAGGCATTGATTTGTCCGGTCCTTGTCATGAAAGGCTGTAACAAACTATTCATTTGAGATTGATATTCGCTTTTAAGTGTGATCTTGTACTCCACATTTACATAAACCGGGATAGGGATTGACAATGATTGAATTACAATTTTCTTGTTTTTTCTTGGATAATACCGTTGCCCAGATCCTGAAGCGTAGTTAGCATTACGGATATTGCCTGCAACTGCAAAGTTCCTTGTCTTATCTTGCACTATTCGTTTGGCAATTGTCATTCTCCCTGTGCGTCCGTTTCTATCTTCAGAATAAATTTGTGCCTGAAAGGCGCCTTTGCGCGCAGGATCTTTGGTAATGTTCGTTCTCTCTACACTAAGTAAAGGAAGCTTCAAGGCTCCCCCATCGTCCCGCAGGGCTTTATTGTGCTTGATTTGATATGCTCTTTCGGGGGCTATCCACAGAACCGGCACTTGCGTGTGTCCTTCATTAGTCTGAGCGAAGAGCCTTAGATCCTCTTTTAGCCATGAAACTAGCGCATAATCTATAGTCTCAATGTTGGATCCCAGCATTCCTATTTCGCTCAATTTAAGATTAGAGCCCGAAGGGATCATCGCAAAATCAAAATCATCAGGTAGCATCGAATAATCCCTTCCTTGCGCGGCGGCATCTTGCAGCAATCTCAAAACTATGCTCGACTTGGCCAAACAGCTTTTTGAGTTCCGACAGTTTAACTATTTCATAGTAATAAGATCCATATAAAACAAAATCACCTTCACGGACATATAAATTTTGATCTTCGGTGAGGCGTCGTCTGTGGAAGTGCACATTAATCTCCCAAGTTTTATCAACAGCGGCATTGTCCATGTACTCCGTCGAGTAGTCCGTAAACTCTACAAGCGCATAAACGCGTACAGGGGGCAAATATGTTTTTTCTATTGCTTCTCCGTATAATGGATGAAAATCGGTTCTCTCTAAATCAATGGGATAATAAAGAATTTGTTGTCCGACAACTTTTTCAATTAATTCATCATTAACCTGTTTAACAAGATCGCGTTCCTTCTCTCCGAAAAAGAGTGGAGGAGGCGGGTTCTCTGGTCTTTTCCATTCATTGCTCATTTAGTTTAACCTACAAATATGGGCAGCGGAGAATTCTTAAGAGTCTCCACGGCAGCATCCGTCATTTCAGCATCAATCTTGGCCAGTTCATTGTACTTCACCTTGTCAAGAATCTCCATCAATTTATCTTTGAGGTCTGTTTGTTCCTCCTTTGCTTGGCTCAACAATTCTGCATGGTTTAAAGTAACACTTTCGCCAGGAATAGGCATCGTCGTAAACTTGCCACGAATTTGTCCCAACATTTCTTTGCATAAAGCTAAAGCATATTTTCGAATCCACTGTTTCCCGATAGAGTTAATATTAATATAAGGCAAATTGTCAAAAGGAATTGTATTCAAGTTATTGATTCCCTCTCTACCATCCTCATAGTCTGCATTCTTATCCCATGCGTTTTTCATATCAACAAAAAATTCAACCCAGAAGCGAGACGCTTCATCAAACCCCCAATAACTGGGAACAGGGAACAATCTTAAGTTGTTGTCTTTAATTTCGTATGAATAGTGCGACGTTCGAGTGTAGATGGAATCCTCATACATAATTGCCTGCAACTTGTTCTGCCATGTGGGGATGATCTCGAAGGAAGAATCGTCAGCAAACTGCCCATATGTGGAATAATTTCCAACGACCCCTACACCCCCGTAATAGCCGTAAAAACGCCACATCGCACGAGGAGAGCGATAAAATACCCTCGTCACAATAACTCGCTTGTCGCCAACAGCCCCCGAATATGGTACCGCATTTCCCTGTTGATCTACTCCCGAATTAGACGCACTCACAATAATTGTTTGTAAGTCATAATCTTGTTGATCGGTTACTGGCGCAAAAGAAGCCGAATAAATTGGAGTAGTGCCTCCAAAGCCTGCAGCCGTTGAAAGAGCATCTCCAATGTTTCGTGCTGGTGTAACTTGGAAGCGGGGATATCTAAGATTTACACTTTCAGGACCAGAAACTCGCTCGCCTTTATGATCAAAGGTGCCAGTAGCATTTCCTAAAACATCCGAGAGAACATTTTGTCCTTGGTGCAAATTGACCAAATATGAATACTCTAAAACAGACTCTTCATAAGCTGCGTATACATTAGATGGTGTTAGCTCGATATCAACTACGTCACCGCCAAGCTTTTTATACACATAATCGACTTGAAGGGCGGCACCACTTAAAAAAGCAGCAGATCCAGTATACACGCCATAAGGAACAGCGGCTGCCACTAAATCAGCTGATCCCGTTGAAGTGAGCACAACCGTGCTTGTTTGGGATTTGGGAGAAAGTGGTGTTGGCATTAGATGGTTTCCTTCGCAGTAATTAGTAGTGCACAAGACAAAACCCCGACAGGGATCGGCCTTATTCTATATCTATAAAGGAAAATATTTTAGGCGCCAGTATTTTTGCGAGTACTCTTAGTGGTTTTAGTTTTGCGTTTGCGAGAACGCTTCGACTTGGCAATAATCTCTGGCGGCACAATAGCCTCTTCCTCTTGAGGAATAACCGGGGGTGCTGCCACCATCACCTCTACGGGAGCCACAGCTACTTCTACCTCTACCGGGCTTTCAATTACTTCCTCTGCGACCACATTAGTGTTGGGTGCAGCTAGAAGTTGCATGCGCGGGTGAGCAGAGTGTTTAGCTTTAAACTTTGCCTTGGCGGATCTCATTCGTCTTTTCTTTCCCATGGGGATTCTCCTTTGTAATATAGTAAATAGTTGTTAGTCTCCAAAAAGAAAAACCCCCTCCGAAGAGGGGGATAAATATAAAATTTATAAATTAGTTGACAAGATGATTAAGCTAGATTTATGCTTCCCACGTTGGCCGCGAGACCATCAATCACATCAGTGGCTAACCATCCAACAGCAGCAGTGCTAGATATACACGTGACTGTAAACGATGAACCTAAGACTGCAGCAGCCTTAAACCCAATTAAATCGTACCCCTGGGAAATGGCAGTATTGTTGCCATCGCCATCAGGCTTAACAGCCAAGATCTTATCAGAATCGGCTCCGAGTACATTGAATATCTGGTCGGCAGTGTCGATCATAACAAATGTGTATGTAGTTCCTACAGCAGTAGATGCTAGTGCCGGGAGCGTGATTGTCTGCGTCCCAACTGTTAGTTCAGGTACTGTAAAGATAGTTCCTGACTCAGCAACCGTCAATGCTGTTCGATTTGCTCCTGCCCCCGCGGCATCGCTCAGCGCCGTGACTGGCCGTCTAGTGCCTTTCCACGTTGAGCCAGCCATGCTTAATTCTCTCTTTAAATTCTCAATTAATGCTTGGGTTCTCGCCAAGCCTACTCTTTTAGTTCCCATTTTTAAAACCCTCCGTTTATAATCATGTTAAAAAAACATGGGACGAATCTTATGATCCGCACCTGTAAATAGTCGAGTAAAACGAAAGCCCCCGTCAAAAGACGGAGGCTTTACATTTATTTTGCTATGCTAGTTTTTTAACTAGTAGCGCCGGCCTGTCCTAGGAGACCCTGCACGATAACCAAACCGTACATATCGGGACGCACCATCTTCTTGGCGTACCGAGTCATCACACCCTTGCGGGGTACGAAGTCCTCAGGACCAAAGATAGTGGGAGTGGTCTGTAGTGGCACATAAGGTGCGTATACATAACCGCTCTCTAGGAAGCTGGAACCTCGGCGTCCAACCAAGACGACGTTACGAAGGAAGTAGGGGTCTACAATCACATCGAACTTCTTGGAAAGGCTACCGACCTTAACAGCACCAACCGTACCGGTTTCATCGTCAGCAGTAATGCTAGCGCGGAACCCAGCGGTGAACTCAAGGATGTTGGCAACTTCGGGTCCGCAGACCAGGAAGTTAGCTCCACCCCGTAGAGTCTTACGATGGACCTGTGCAGACACATCATTGATGGTCTCTACAAGCGTCTCGTACCACTCGGATACAGTACCCGTGAAGTCAGGAGCCGCAGAAGAAGCGCCGACTTCGGCACCAGTTACGCGGTTCAAGAACATACCAGGGGAACGAGCCCAGTAATAAGTACTAGCCTTAGCTCCAACCACAAGATCCTCAAGAATCTCGCGGTCAATCTCGAGAGCAATCTGCTCAGAGAGAATGCTGGTTAGCTCGACCTCGGCGTCAAGGTTGTGATAGGCATTAAGATCCTGTCCCAACTCTGGCGTCCACTTGGCCTTGAGCTTCTTGGTAACAGCGGTCACAGCCACGGAATCGACCTTGATGTCGATCTCGGGGATCTTCTCGTTGTTTTCCAAGCCCCACGTTGTCGTACCCACGATTGAACCCAGAGCCACACTGGCGCTAAAGTTATCAGTCTGCGGGAAATAGACGTTAGTACCACTCTGAATGGTAGCGATACTAGAAGAACACTGTACGGCGCTCAACGTCCCATCATACGAAGCAACTGTGATATACACCACTGAAGTACTAGAACCACTATATCGCGTCAGACGACGAAGCTGTATGGCTCCACCATTTGCCACAGAACCTGTGATAGCTTCTCCGCGCGCCATACCAGCGTTCCCATTAGAACCAGAGATGACGACAGCCACTAAGTCTTCCTTGTTGAACTGGCTAAGTCCGCTAATGTCGGCCGAATAAATGGCAACGGTAGCGGTACCTGACGCTGCTTCAAGCTCTGCATCATAACGACTCAACCGGGGCACTTCACCCGCGCTTGAACTGTAGACACTCGAAGTCACAAATGTGAATGTAAGAGCACCCGAACCAGTCGGAGACGCATACGCGTTGTTGAGGTTGTAAGGACCACTATCAGCCGTAGAGCCTGTGATAATCACACCGCCAGTGATCTGGCTTGCCACAACGCCGCCGCCATAGAGGGACGACTCGGTGCCCTGGGGGTCACCGTAACCTAGACGAGGCAGCCCCGCACCATTGGTGGAGACGGTAAAGTCTAGGAAAAAGATAAGTCCGCTTGGCAGACTCATCGGCTGAACACTAACAAGATCGTTAGCGATCAAACCTGCAAACACTCGGCGTACAATGGGGAATGCGACGGCTGCAAAGCCCTCAACATCTCCACCGGACATAGTGCTTGTCTCACGGAGAAGCTCCTTAGCTTGGTTCTCGAGTAGGCGCGCCATACTGTGACGATGGCGATCCTTATCGAGGCCCTCTAATAGACCAGTCTTCTCCCACTTACTTAACAATGCGTTACCTTCGGCACGCATATCACGATTGATAACTCCTTCGGTCAATCTTTCTACTATACTAGCCATTTTAAAATACCTCCTATAAATGTATTTGTATTATTTAATACCTGCTAGCCGACGCATCCGCTCTGCGAATGGGTCAGTGGGTTGTGCGGACTCCGTACGAGTTGCACGAATTACAGAAGAAGGACGGTTAATAGCTTCGCTCAGTGATTGCGGGCTTCGTGTTGACTTAGCTCCCACTGCGCTTTCTAGCGTCTTATATATTGTCTTTGCTTCTGCTACAGAATCGGCTCTTGAAATAGCTTCGGCAATCTTTTCTTTTTGCCGCTCATTTAAGGAGGTATTTCGTAATACACGATTTGTATAAAGCAAGCGAGCATTAGAGAGATTAGTGTCTTGCACTGCCTCTTTAAGCTCTATTGTTGCCTGCTCATATTTGGAAAGTCGCTTTTTGAGTTGCTTATTTTCGAAAGTCAACTCTTCTTTAGCTTTCTTTAAGGTTTCTAATTCTTCATAAGCTTCGGTGCCGCGTCGTCTTGCAAAGTCGCGCTCTACACCCTGCTTTTTCTGAAAATCTGGTCT